AACCAATACTAAACGCCTTAATTCATCCTCATTGAGTGCCTCTACTGTAATAGGATTGCCAATTTCTGGTAATGTTTCACCGGCTCCCATTGCACCAGAGATTTGATTCAGTGTATTTCCTTTCAATAAAGCGTAGACTCTAGCCTCGCGAGTTTCTGCTGCTGGCAATGGCATTAGTTTAACCCCATCATTAACAATACAAAACCGAAAAAACCGTCTAATTGTATAGGTGTCTTATCATTTACTGAAGCTCCTGGTTGTACCAGGTTTGAACCACCAGTCGCGGGGGTGGTTGCAGGAGGAACATAAGGCGCGACTGGTGGATCATAGACAGGGGGAATAGGTGTCTGTGGTGGTGTAAAACCTGGCGGGGTAAAACCTGGGCGCGATTGAATCGGCATTTTTTTCACATCACATTAATTTCTTTTTTATTCGGTTCATATGCTGAATCAACGTGTCCATTGTTTTGAATGACAATGCTTGAGGATGGGAAACAGCAACTGCCATAAGTTTGGCTTCTGCTTCTTTAACACGTTTTCTAGCGGCGGCCTTTGTTAATTTTTTAGCCATTTAATCCCCTCATGCATTTGTTAGGAATTGTGCCTTGTAATTTAGTGCGACAGGTATAGATTTACCAGTGAATTGAGGTTGTTGTAATTGTGGCATAGCAATACCAACGGATCCCACAACATTTCCTAGATTATCAACTACAACCACACCAGGAGTTTCTATTTTGCTAGTGTCTACTGAGGTAGCGAAGGCTTTCACTATTCTTTGACCTTGTAGAGTGTCACCAATTGAGTTACCAGTTTGCAGGTCAAGTAATTCATTAGTTGCTGCTCCGGTTGGAGTATCAACGAAAATTCTTGAGGTTCCACTTGAAGTATAAACACACAAGGAAGCTTCACGATCGGTAGCCGTGTTTGTCATAACTCTAACTTTGTCACCTGCTTGTAATCTAATAGGTGCGCAGAGTGCATCTTGAAATTGAGCCTGCCCTTTGGATCCTATTGGAATAAGTGCAGCCACTAGACCCTGGCGTAAAATGTAAGCGTATGAAATAGAATTGTCCGCTATTACGATTCCAGAAGTCACGGTTTTACCTGGTGCGTAATCTCCGATTTGTTGCGCGCTCACGGTGTAAGCGGTATCGGTAGTTAAATCCGACTCGGTACCTTCTGCAATATCCTTCTTGAGTGGGATATTTGTCCCATCACTGCAAACTAGAACGCCGTTAACTGTATTAGTTGCCATAATAATCACCTCAGAGTTTGATGCCGACTCCCAACGGCTTCATGATATTGCGGTTTACGTTAGAAATTGGGCGTCGCATCAGTTTCTTGAAAAGTTTGAACCCGACTCCCGTAGTAATTGATGCGACTGCCATAGCTTGGTAATTGCTCATAACGTTAGATTGCATCTGTCCGAATGCTACGTCTGGATGTGTTACCAACTCTGTTAATGATAATGAGTTTGCACCAGTGTAAGCCATCAATGAAGTGTCTGCTGATGGTGCAATATCCGACTGGTCGGTTATGAATCCCCAAGGGGAATTTCCGAAAACACCTGCGCTTAGAATAGATGCGTAAGCGTATGCCTCAGCCGCGTTCAATAGTGAGAATTGTTTCGGGCTTCTTCGCCTCTTACTCTTACTTCTGCGTCTTGCCATACTCTACTGGGGATCCTCGGCAGTAAATAACCCTTTTTCGTTTCTTGCGACAACTTTAGCTGGATTCTTAGCCATATTATCCTGGATTATTTGCATTAACATCATTTGCATAGGGTTCGGAGGTTCTATGTCTCCTAATGGCAGAGCTTCGATTGTATTTTTCAAAGCCAGGGCCAAATTTCCGTCAAGAGTTTGGATCCCCTGGTTAACAATGTGACCAATAAACCGTAATTGAATTAGAAAACCTATCAAAATTGTAACAATACACGCGCCCGCGATTAGTGCTGCCTCAATCATACCCCACCCAACCCTCAACCGACCTTAACGGTTGTCCTGCCAGCCTTCCGCCGCATAATCTTCTTATTCTTGTGGGTTGTCCGTAGTACAACCAGCGTATGCTCTATTGCGAGAGTAGACGCAAATCAAAGATTTGCTAGCGGCGGTCGCGCCTTTTGGCGCAACAGTAATATATAGCGATTCCAGCCCGAAACCAGGGATGTATTACAATGAGGTTAGTATGTAGAAAATGCAATATCGAGTTTCCGTGTGAAACTCTGGATGATGTAAGAGAAATTCAAACTATGACTTGCGGGGCTGATGGTGGAGTCCACATGCTGGTGGGGATCCGATGAATTGGACTCCCTGGTTTCGTGAAGTGTACCGAGGGGTAGAATTACTATGCGATGTATGCAATAAACACTCTTCACAAAGTGGCTTTTGGTGGTATTATCGAAGTGATGTCAAAGATAGATATCCGTGGGGGTTTGTATGTAACGAATGCAGGGAGGCATGGAATTGACCTGGTCTAAAGACAAAGTATCCAGAGGAACAAAGGCGTTTAGCGCACAAAGTGCGACCGGTTATCCTGGTAGCTATCCAGTTGGGTTTTTGGAATGGCTCCAGGAGATGGGCTGGTGGGGTGATAAACGACTTCACTTATGTGCTGGTGGTGTTGGAAGAATTGACCCTGATTCTGATCGTGTAGACATACAGGAAGAAGTGGATCCTAATTTGCACGATAATAACAGAGTTAGAGGTGCAGGTGGTGCAAGTAAAAGAAATTTGAAAGCAACTCCTACAATTATAGCGGACGCAAGAGATACCGGTTTGCCTGCTGAATCATATAATTGGGTAGGAATAGACCCTCCATACAGTAAGGCATTAGCAGAGAAGCTCTACGGAACTGAAAAGGTATTTTCTGGAATTATGCCATTTGCCAGGGAAGGGTGGAGATTGTTAGAACCAGGAGGTCTACTAATGACGTTCACATATTCGATTAGTGACCGTCCTGGGGATGATGCCGATTTGGTCGCGTGTTGGGGAATTTATCAAATTCCTAATGTAAGAAATATGACTTGTATGAACGTATGGAGAAAACGTGGGGATCCTAAGCCCCAGGGCTTACAGAGGTGGACAAATGAAAAGAAATAATCTCCATTCGTTTACATTATGGCCAAAAGCCTCTGAGATTGTTAGCAAAATTAAACGCGGTAGAAAATCCCAATTTGTAAGTAAGGCAATAATTTGGTACGATTCGCCAGCAGGTGAACAAGCAAAAGCACATCAAGAATTAATGGAGCGATATCGTAAAGCATGCCTTAGGATCCTAGAATTAGAAAAAATTCCTCCGTCCTTAATATACAAAATACGAAAGAAATTGAAAATATGACGTATTTACCCCCTATTTGAGGCACTTTTTTGATTTTCTTAAATGGCCGTTTTTCGGAGTCCAGGACAAACCCAAAGGTTAAGCCAAGAACCGAATTTAGGGTTTGAATTGCGGGATAACGTAAGAATCACCCATTGCTACCGCTAATAGCACGGCTAACGCTAAAATTGCCTTCACCAGGTTAGGCCCGAACTTGATTTTGATACCGTTACCAGTAATCGAATCTTTACTACTCAAAGGTTCAACTCCGATCGGATGAAAGCCGCCGCCATACCAATCCTCAGTAATGGAGGCATTGGAACCGGTGCAATAGCGGTTAACCCGGCTGCGAGTCTTGCGGCGTTTTCTGCTTCGTTTGCTATTTCCTGGGCTCTCATATAGGCTTCTTCTGCTGCTTGTACTGAATCATAAACTCCATCCTTGATTCCCTGGAGTATTTCATTTGGCACAACATCAATGACACCTGAAGCTTCGAGGATCGTAAACAATGCAATTAATGCGGTATTGTCTGATAGTAGATTTACCAAAGGCGACATTACAGATTTAGCCGCGAATGCAGTTACTGCCGTATCTACTAATTCACGCTCTACGGATCCTAAGACAATTTCATGTCTAATAACCTGGTCTGGTTTTGGCTTTGGCAATCATACCATCTCCACGCCTAAAATTAATTTCTTTGCATATTCTACGGTGTAACCAGTAGTTGGCGCGGTAGCAGGTAAAGAGTTAGAATTAGTTGTCTCGCGTAGTGTGTTTTTGGCGGCTTGGGAAATTGCATCATTGTAGCCAATTGGCCCGTCTGTAACAACCCAACAAGTAGGATTTCCAGCACTCGAACTTTGTTTACAATATGCAACCCAGTAAGTTGTGCCTCTAGTTAGTGAAACAGTTGAAGAGGGAGAATTAGATGGAGATGTAGAAGATGCTAGAGAAATGAAAGTAGTACCCCCAACTTGAGCCCCTGGATAGTCATCAGATGTATTTTCATAAAATCCGACTAGCATTGTTTGCCCTGAAACAAGGCCAGTAGTGCGCATTGTGACAGTGTCTATGTTCCCGGTTACTGGTGCAACAAAGGGGTAGTATTGTACTAGGTTAGTAGAGAATGAACTGGTTGTTGGGGTATTTCCTGGTAGTGGTGCTGATGATTCTAAACGAATCATTCTGTCCGTGCTGTTCATAGCTGCCGAGTTTGGCCCTACGAAACTACCACCACCCGAGGATCCCCCAGAAGTCAAACCATCCCAGTTACCTTTCACGGCTAACCTGGCAAGATTGACTAGCACAATACGGCGAAGCTCGTCTTCTGCGTTTTGCTCTGCATAAATTGTTTTGGCTACTCCTTGAAATTCACTAAATGTTAGGTTCTCTAAATCAACAGTTTTCAGCAATTCATAGATCCTTTTGTCTGGTTTAGCGTCTGGTAATGGCAAATTTAGACCCCCAATAACCCATTCCACTCTGCACGAACACATTCAGCAGCGAGTTTAACCAATACTAAACGCCTTAATTCATCCTCATTGAGTGCCTCTACTGTAATAGGATTGCCAATTTCTGGTAATGTTTCACCGGCTCCCATTGCACCAGAGATTTGATTCAGTGTATTTCCTTT